CGAGTCAACCGCAAGATCGACTGGGAAGCGTTCGACACTTTGTCGCACAAGATCCCTGAGAACCTGTGGCCGGTGAAGCGAGCCTTGGACGAGACTGGTGTCAAGTACCTCGCGAACAATGAGCCGCAACTCTACAAGGTGCTTGCTCCGGCGTTGACCGTTGCCCCTGCAAAAACCACTGTATCAATCGTCATGGGAGCATGAGATGGCTATTTCACTTCAAAGCTTACGTAAAACAGGCACTGCCCGACCGCCACGCATTGTGGTGTACGGCACCCACGGCATCGGTAAGTCCACCTTTGCTGCACAGGCTCCGAATCCGGTCTTTATTCAGACCGAAGAGGGCTTGGATGCGGTCAATGCAACGGCCTTCCCGGTATCGCAGTCTTTTGATGACATGATGGAAGCGATTGGTTCGCTGGCCTCTGAGGATCACGACTTCAATACGGTTGTGCTCGACTCAGCGGATTGGGCGGAGCAGTTGATCCACAAGCGCGTTGCACAGGACAACAACGTGGCCACCATTGACGCCATTGGCTACGGGCGCGGCTACAAGGCGGCAGGTGATTACTGGAAGCAGTTGCTGGAAGGCTTCGATCATCTGCGTACTGTCAAGAACATGCAGGTTGTGCTGCTGGCACATACACAGGTCAAGCGATTCGATGACCCGCTGGCCGACCCGTATGACCGCTATCAGTTGGATCTGCACCACGGCAGCGCGAGTCTCATCAGCGAATGGTGTGACATCCTGATGTTTGCCAATCAGCAATACACTACTGTCAAAAGTGATGTGGGCTTCAATCAGAAGGTCACTCGCGCAATTGGCACCGGCAGTCGTGTACTGTACACGCAAGAGCGTCCGGGCTGGCAGGCCAAGAGTCGATGGCCGCTGCCTGATATGGTTCCCCTCGACTATTCCAAGTTTGCGGATGCCTTGAGCACTGCAATGACAAACGTGATCGGAGAGTAAAATGGCTAAGTTAAATTTTGATGCAAACGCTTTTGATGGCGTTGAGGCCCCGCAAGAGAACACGCTTCTTCCGGCGGGTGAGTACACCATGCAGATTGTGCAGTCCGACTTGCGGCCTACCAAGGCTGGCACGGGTCAGTATCTGTGGCTGGAGTTTGACGTTGTGAGCGGCCCTTGCGCTCCGGGTCGAAAGTTTTGGGATCGACTCAACATCGAAAACCCGAACGATCAGGCCAAGAAGATTGGCTTGTTCCAGTTGCTGGCAATCTCTAAGGCAGTGGGCTTTGCTTTCCCGCCGCCAGACTCGCAGGAACTTCACTTCAAGCCTGTCAAGGTCGTGATTAAGCATAAGGAAAACAAGCAGGGTGCTCTGGAGACCCGTCCCAGCTATTACGGGCTGACGGAAACTCCGAAGGCGGCTCCTGCTGCTGCACCGGCTGCGGCTCCTGCTGGGGCTGCTCCGAAGCCTTGGGAACGGCATAAGAAGTAACGGCGAGGGCGCGGCATCTTGGTGTTTCCCCCACACACCCACCGCTACACTGGGATGTCGCGTCCTCTCCTTGAGAGAAATCATGGCCAAACTACCTGAAACGCATGACCCTACTTTGCTCGCTATTGACGCTGCCTTAGAGGGATCTCAAGAACAAAGGTCTAGACCCTACCTTGGGGCTTCTGCTATTGGTGCCTCGTGCGACCGAAAGTTGTGGCTGAATTTCAGATGGGTCAAACGCGGCTTTATTGAGGCTGCGGGCTTAAGACGAATCAATGATGGGCACCGGGGTGAAAAGGTGGTCGCAGACTTGCTTCGGATGGTTCCGGGGCTTGATCTTTCCACGGAAAAGGAACCCGGTGTCCAGCATTCCTTTGAGGCTTTAGGCGGTCACTTTCGCGGCAACTGCGACGGTTTGCTGATGGGGTTACTGCAAGACCCAACGACGCTGTATATGTGGGAGTGCAAGATCGTCAACGAAGCCAAGTTCAAGAAGTTGGACTCGCTGAAACTTAAGAGCCCAGCAGATGCGCTGAAGAACTGGGACATTGTGTATTACGCGCAAGCGCAGATCTACATGCACTTCTTCAATGCCTCAAAGCATTACCTGACAGTAGGCTCCCCCGGAGTGCGTGACTTAACGAGTGCTGTAACAGAGTACGACAAGGGCGAAGCCGAGAAGTACATCGAAAAAGCAAAGCGGATTATTTTTTCGCCAAGACCGTTTTTGAAGATTAGCAATGATGCTGCATGGCACGAGTGCAAGATTTGCTCATTCCATTCCATGTGCCACGAACAGGACATGCCGAGACACAAGAGTTGTAGAACCTGTCTGCACAGTACTCCGCTGAAAGAGGGCGGCTGGAAGTGCGAACTGCATCAAAAGGACTTGGACACCGAAGCTCAAGTTAAAGGCTGCGGGAGTCACTTGTTTGTTCCCGATTTGATCCCCGGAGAACAGATAAACTCAGGGCCTAACTGGGTTGAGTACAAGATGCCCGGAGGTGCCGTATGGGTCGACAAGACGACTTGAGCGAAGAAGATGTTGAGGCGACGATGCTTCTGAACAGTGACCAGATGTTTGTAATTATGAAGGCGCTGGATGTGTATGCCTACGCGCTGATCGTTTCAGAAAGCAAAAAAGAACTGCGTGAAGTTAAGAAGATTGCAGAGATCATTTTGTCTAAAATGCCGAAGCCGGAGTTAAATTCGTGATTAACCTTAGGCCATATCAAAAAGAAGCCATCGATAGCACGTTTCGATACTTTGCCGACAACGACGGCAACCCGCTGATTGTTCTGCCCACGGGGACTGGCAAGTCAGTTGTGATTGCAGAGTTTTGTCGCCAGACGCTGACAGATTGGCCAGACACTAAGATTCTGGTAGTCACTCATGTTCGCGAACTGATCAAGCAGAACCACGACGAACTGAAGACGCTCTGGCCTGAAGCCCCGGCAGGAATCAACTCCGCTGGTCTTAAGAAGCGTGACTACGAGCCGCCTATCGTATTCTGTGGAATTCAGTCGGTGCATAAGAAGGCATCGAAGTTTGTGAAAGTTGATTTGGTGTTGATTGACGAGGTGCATCTGGTGCCACGCAAGACCAACACGATGTATCAGCGGTTTCTGAGCAACCTGAAGATTATGAATCCGCACATGCGGGTAATCGGGTTGACTGCGACCCCCTACCGGCTGGACTCTGGGCTGCTGCACGCGGGCAAGGAAGCACTGTTTGATGCCGTCTCTTACGAGGCAGAACTGAAGGATATGGTCGATCAGGGTTACCTTACCCGGCTGATGTCCAAGCAGCCCAAGACCAGACTAGATGTCTCAAGTGTCAGCATCCGTGGTGGCGAGTTCGTAGCCGGTGAACTGGAGCGGGCAGTGGATCGTACCGATGTCAACGAGTCGGTCGTGCGTGAGATTGTCGTGTTGGGTGCCGAGCGCAAGTCTTGGCTGATTTTCTGCGCAGGTGTTAAACACGCGACCCACATTGCCGAGATCGTCCGCCGGTACGGCGTTAGCTGCGAAACCATTTTTGGTGACACCCCGAGTGCCGAGCGTGACCGGATTGTCCGCGACTTCAAGGCAGGCAAGATCCGCGCACTGGCGTCCATGGGGGTATTAACGACGGGGTTCAATGCGCCAATCGTGGACCTGCTCGCCATACTTCGGCCTACAGAGTCAACCGGCTTGTATATACAAATCATGGGCCGAGGGATGCGTAACTCGCCCGGCAAGGAAGACTGTCTGGTACTGGACTTTGCTGGGAACATTGCACGCCATGGGCCGGTAGATCGGGTCAACCCCAAGAAGCCCCGCCAGAGCGACGGAGAAGGCGTAGCGCCGACTAAAACCTGTCCCAAGTGCCAGAGTATCGTCTTTGCTGGAACGTCTGAATGCCCCGATTGCGGCTACAGATGGCCTCCGACGCCGATAGCCATTGACCAGACGGCAACGACGCTGCCAGTGATGAGCATGAATGCCCCTTCAGAGTGGTTTAAGGTCAACTCTGTCTCCTACAGGCTACACAAGAAGGCAGGCAGTCCTGACTCTATGCGAGTGGAATACCGCTGCGGGATAGCCCTGCACAGCGAATGGGTCTGCTTTGACCATAAAGGCTATCCGCACGATAAGGCACTTCGCTGGTGGCAGCGGCGCATGACAGGGCCCGGTATCCTGCCTAAGTCAACGGCTGACGCTATTGAGAAGTCCGAATCTCTACGCAAGCCAGCCGAAATTAAGGTTCGCAAGAATGGTAAGTACACAGAAATTGTCGAGTTTCGGTTTATGTCCGATGTGCAATCGGGAGGCCCGAGGATTCCTGTACCTGCCCCCGCCCGGCATCACTCGACGGGCTAAAAGACTCTGCTCACTTCGCTGCATGGATGACTACATGATCGACAAATCACCCAACGAGAAACTGGCTTTGAACGATGCTTCAGCGGCTGCGGGGCACTACATCGAAGCCACCGGGATGTACAACTTTCTGGACTTTACGCCAGATCAGTTTGACGAGTTTATTGAGTCAATCGTCACAGCTTATGTGGAGTCTCTTCAGGATCAAAGCCCTCAGGAAGAGCGGACTCGCTTCCCTTGACGTATCCATGCCCACGGCAAGACTCTTCGTTGAGATGCAGCATGACTATTCCTGAGTACTTGGAATGGGAGCACCAGCCCTCGCCGTCATACGTCTTGATAAAGTTCTTGCACTGACCGCAGCGCATCATACTCGTTGCCCTCTGAAGTAAGCCTGCCCGTTAATTACTACGCACATTTCAGGTTCCAAAAGCCGCCCATCCCTGAATGTCAGCACCGCAAAGCCCGATGCCCAGTTAAGCGGCCCAGCCTCTGTATAGTGAAACTGTGGCCCCTTGGGTTCTGCCAGAGTGCCTGTGTCTACGCCGTACCTACGGCCACGGTAATCGCCCCACGGGGTGTATTGGAGCTTGTGCAGGTGTCCATGGACGTAATTG